GATCTTGTTCGCAAACTCCGCAGCGTCGAACAAGACATCGAGGATGCAGAGCAAAACCTGAAAGCCTTAAAAGCTGAGAAGCATAGGCTGTCAGTTGAAAACATTCCTGGACTAATGGATGAGATGGGGGTTGATCGCTTAGATGTAGACGGTGTGTCTGTGTCTAGAAAAATGATTGTACATGCTTCTATTCCACAAGACCGCAAGGAAGAAGCCTTCGCATGGCTACGGGAAAATGGATTGGACGACATCATAAAGAACGATGTCACCTGTTCGTTTGGTAAAGGCGAAGACAATGTAGCAGGAGACGTTGTTGGTATCCTGCAAGAAAAAGGTTTTGATCCGAAGACCAAGACCCACGTTCACCCATCTACACTCAAGGCGTTTGTTAAGGAACGTATTGTTGATGGTAAACCTATTGACCTCGATATGTTCGGGGCATTCATAGCCAACGCAGCTGAAATCAGGAGGAAAGCATAATGGCGACCGCAGTAGCAAAAGCAAAAAGCACAGACGTAAGTACCGATGTGCTAGATGACATCTTCGAGACTGCCGGAGATGGTGCATCATTCGATAGCAGTGAGATGCAGATACCGTTTGTTCGGATCTTGCAACCCATGTCACCGCAACTCAAGAAAGGCAAAGCCGAACACATTGAGGGCGCATCACAGGGTGACATCTTCAACAACGTCACTGGTCAGTACTGGGAAGGGACAAACGGCATTGTAGTTATACCGTGCTACCAGACCACCAAGTATCTTGAGTTCATTCCAAGAGAACAGGGTGGTGGGTTTCAAGGTGAACTAGCCGCCAACGATCCTATGGTTACCAGTGCAAAGCGGGATGGATCTAAAGAAGTTCTGTCCAATGGCAACGAACTGGTGAAGTCTGATCAGCATTACTGCTTGATTGTTGGAGAGGAAGGATCATTTCAACCTGCTGTGATAGACATGAAGTCTAGCCAGTTGAAAGTCAGCCGTCGTTGGAAAACACAGATCGCAATGCAAAAGATTAAGAACCCAAAGACGGAACAACTCGTTACTCCTGCGGTGTACGCCACAATGTGGAAACTATCTGTCACCGAAGAGTCTAATGACAAGGGTGATTGGTTTAACTACCAAGTATCGAAAGAAAGCTTGGTAAGTAATCGCGACCTGTTGGTGGAAGCAAAAGCTTTTAGGGAGTCTATTCAATCAGGAGAGGTGAAGGCACAGCCAGAGCCAGTTGATCCTGTAGGAGACGACGAAGTACCCTTCTAAACTTTTAACACGGTAGATCTTTTCAAAAAGATTTACCGTGTCTTTCACCCAACAGGAGCCAAGCATGTCATTAGCAGACGAAATGCTTGCGGCCTTCGAGGGTTCGAAGGTTGCACATGGTACAACTACAGTGGGTCGGATTGGCAGGAATGGTAAAGCCGATGCTGACAGCAGGATTGTACGGCAAGCATTAACAGTTGAGATTATGCAAGGACACATTGATGGTGAGCAGGGGGTCGGGGCTATCCCGATCAATGAAGAAAACAAATGTAGATGGGGCGCACTGGACATAGACATCTATGACTTGGATCACAACGAACTACAGCAACGGATACAAAAACTAAAACTTCCGCTGCTACATTGCAGATCTAAATCAGGTGGTGCACATTTGTATTTGTTTCTCAAAGAGTACGAACAGGCAAAAGTTGTGCGTGAGTACCTGTTGGAAATGGCAGTTGCTCTGGGGCACAGTGGATGCGAGATCTTTCCAAAGCAGGATATTATTCTGGCGGAGAGGGGTGACGTAGGAAACTTCATTAACTTGCCATACTTCAATGCGGACTTGCCACAGAGGTATTGCTTCAACTCAAAGGTTGAGGCCATGGAGATTGAGGATTTCATAAAAGCTATCCACAAGAACACAGTCCCTGTATCCAAGCTAGAAGGATTGAGATCCAAGAACAACAAACCGAGGAAACTATTGTCGGATGCTCCGCCATGTCTTCAGCATTTGTTTCGTGATGGTCCGTCAGGCGAAGAGCGCAACAAGAAACTCTTTATGCTTGGGGTGTATTGCCGGATGAAACACGGAGACAATTGGAAGGCTGAGATGGAAACGATGAACCAACAGTTATTTTCTCCACCGCTTGATGCCAAAGAAGTTTTAGCATTACAGAAGAGTTTAGATAAAAAGGAATATTTTTATACGTGCGAACAGGAACCATTTAGAAGTTACTGTGACAAAGAACTTTGCATGTCCATGAAGTTTGGCATCGGGGACACGGGAACAGAGGTTCCAGAGATAGGAAACTTACTGGTGATACTATCGGAACCCAGGCTATACTTTCTCACAGTGGCAGGGAAAAGAATACAACTAAACACGGAACAGCTTCAGACCCAAAGCCTGTTTCAAAGGGCTTGCATGGAACAAGCACAGATGGTGCCACCAATTATAAAACCTAGAGCATGGCAAGCTTTGCTCCACAAGTTAATGACGGAGAGTTCTAGTCAAGAAGTGCCAGAAGAACTGACGGTGGGTGGTGAGTTTAAAGCATTACTCAAGGCGTATTGTACCAGTCGCATTAGAGCGTTGCACCCAGAAGAATTGTTGCAGGGTAAACCGTTTACAGACAACGAGGGGTACACGTCTTTTACTATGGTAGGACTGATGGAGTTCTTACACAATCGTAGGTTCACTGCTTTTACAAGGGCACAGGTTCAAGAGCAGCTGAAGAAATTAAATGATGACCGAGAATGTCATGGTCATAAGAATATAACTAAAGAAGATGGATCAAGAACCACCGTTCGTGTGTGGTGGGTTCCGGCATTTGAGAACGATGAGGTAGCGATACCTATAAAGGAGATGGACAATGAAATACCGTTCTAATTTTTTGAAGGCCAAGGATGTGGCTGACTGGCTCGATGTATCCGAGTCCGCCATATACAAGTGGGTAAACGAGGGAAACTTTCCGAAGCCATACAAGTTTGGCAATGGAGACGCCCGAAGATCTGCCAGTCGTTGGAGCAGACAGGACATTGACGAGTGGCTAGAGGGTCGCCGTACTGATGATTGATAACGCTACGCTAATCTTGGGACCTCCAGGTTGCGGCAAAACTTATACGTTAATCGAAAGAGTACAGGCAAAGCTTGAAGAAGGTGTGCATCCTTCGCAAATTGGTGTGGTCTCCTTTACCACCAAAGCGATAGGTGAGTTCATTGATCGAGCTTGTGACAAGTTCAATCTTACTAAGCAAGACTTTCCACACTTCAAGACCTTACATGCGACCGGGTATCATGGGTTGGGCCTGGCCCCAAAGGATGTGATGAGCAAACAAGACTTTACCAAACTAGGTGAGATGCTTGCCGTAGACTTCGACGGTGCAGATTCTACGTCCGTGCACGATGGGGTAGCCATGCCAAGCATGAAGGGATCGGGAGCCAAGTACCTACAGATTATTATGCGGTCGGTCTATCGGATGTCTGACCTGGACTTTGAGTTCAACTACGAGGAGGATCACGACTTGAGTTTCTCCAAGCTTGTGCAGATTGAAAAGCAATTGCTTGAATACAAGTCCAAAACCAACCGTGTGGATTTCTCTGACATGATTGCCAAGTACATAGACATCGCAGAGCCACCGAACTTAAATCTATTGATTGTTGACGAGGCGCAGGATCTTACACCTTTACAATGGAAGATGGTAAGAAAGATGTCCGAACATGCGGACGAGGTGTTGATTGCAGGGGACGATGATCAGGCTATCCACCGTTGGACGTCTGTAGACGTCGAGGACTTCATTAACTGCACAGATAGGGTTGAGGTACTCAACCAGTCGTACCGCTTACCACGGAGCGTCTGGGAGCTTGCTATGGGTATCTCCCACCGCATACCGGGCAGATTAGAGAAAGAGTTCTTTCCCAGACAGGAAGAGGGCAAAGTTACAAGGGTCATGAACCGATGGGCACTGCCATTACATCAGGGATCATGGACTATCATGGCTCGAACCAACTCGTTTGTGAACGATATAGCAGAGTTCTTGGAGCAAGAAGGATACTTCTACAGTCGCAAGGGTCACTGGTCTGTGCCTGAAAAGAAACTGGAGGCGATGTCTGTGTGGAAGGATATCACTACAGGGAAGGGCACGTATGTCGGGAGAGTCAAAAGATTGTACGAAATGGTGCCAAAGATGGGAAAAGGTGCAGTTGTTAAACGTGGATCTATCAAACTGTTGGATGCCGCTGCGCTTGATGAACTGCTGACCCATGCCAAACTGGTCAAGGACTTTGGGATGTTGGCACCCATAGATACATCGCCTCTTGATGTGATTAGACTATCGGAACAGGAAAAGATTTACATCAGATCTATTGAGAGAAAAGGCGAGAGCGTTTACAAAGAACCAAGGATCAAGATCTCTACGATCCATGCCATGAAAGGTGGTGAGGATGACAACGTAGCGGTGTACTTGGGATCTACCAAAGCATGTGTAGAGGGTAAGCATCCAGAGGATGAAGACAGGATATTCTATGTGGCAGTGACTCGTGCCAAACAGAACCTGTATCTTATAGAGTCGGATAAAAAATACAGGTACGAGATATGAAACTAATACCTGTGCCTATAAGTCTACGTGAGGCTCGTGAGTTTGTTGGAAACTTTCACCGTCACAATAAACCACCACAAGGTGGGAAGTTTGCTATAGGTGCGGAATTTGAAGGAGAGTTGGTTGGAGTTGCAATTGTGGGTAGACCTGTCTCAGCCACCTTAGATAATACTTTTACGGTTGAAGTAACAAGGGTCTGCGTTGTTGATAATGCACCTAAAAACACTTGTTCTTTTTTATATGGGAGATGTTGGAGAATCTGGCAACAGATGGGGGGTAAAAGGATGGTAACTTATACTTTGCAATCTGAACCTGGATCAAGCTTGAAGGGGGCAGGATGGAAGATAATGGGAAAAGTTGAACCGCACGATAAATGGCAGAAAAGTAAAAATCGTGAATGGCAACCAATATACGGGCAACTAAAATTTAGATGGGAGGCAGAATGAAACGCAACGATTATTTAGATACAGCGAAAGAACTGATTAACGGTAACAGAGCAAAAGACTATGGAGATGCGAAGGATAACTTCGACCGAATAGCAACTGGTTGGAATGTAATAGTACAGGACGCATTCACAACACATAATAAAATAACAGCAAAGCATGTGGCTCTGATGATGGACTGGGTGAAGACCTGTCGATTGTTAGAGACCATCGACCACAAAGATTCGTGGATCGACAAGTGCGGATATTCAGCATTGGGAGCAGAGTTTGAAGATGAATCAAGGTAATCTATTTGAGAAGGATCATGTCATCGCAAAGCAGATGAACCAAGGAAAGGAACTAACGTGGAACATTCCATCAGAGTTTCCTGACCTTACAAAGTATAAACAGATCGCGATCGATCTTGAAACATGTGACCCAAACCTGAAGACGTTAGGGCCAGGATGGGTTCGTAAAGATGGATACATAGTAGGTATAGCCGTAGCCGCAGGAGATTGGCAGGGATACTTCCCGATCCGCCATGAGAACGGTCACAACAT